TTAGCGGAATTGACAGGTATTAGATATAGCTTTACGTCTAGTGGTAAGATGAAAGCTGAAAGTAAGGATGAGATGCGTAAGCGTGGATTAGCGTCACCTGATTTGGCTGATGCACTTTGCTTAACGATGGCAAGTGATGCTGCAACTGCATTATCTGGTGCGTTTAGTAATTGGAAAGGCGACATAAAACGCAATTTGCGTGGCATTGCATAATGTGGTATGTGTTTAAAAAAAATAAAGGAGATTGTTATGGGTAATTATGGTAAAGGAATGGGTAAGAAAAAAGGCGGCAAGAAAAAATAATGGCAAAAGGTGTTGCACATTATTTTCGAGATGGCACAAAGCATACAGGCACTATGCACAAAATGTCTAACGGTCAACTTCATACTGGTAAGACGCACACTAAGACTAGTAAGCGTATTTTTCATTTTGCAGATTTAAGTATGTCTTCTAAGAAAAAAGCGAAAAAGAGGGCGTAATGTCTTTATATAGGAATATTGCCAAAAAGAGAGCTAGAATTAAAGCTGGTTCTGGTGAAAAAATGCGTAAAAAGAACGCGAAAGGCGCACCTTCTGATAAAGACTTTAAAGATGCAGCAAAAACAGCTAAGAAGCGTCCTAAGAAGAAAAAATCTAAAAAGAAGGGTAAGAAGTAATGGCTGAAGAGACTGACAGAGAAAGACATATGAGGCGAGTGGAGGAACACTATGCTGCTGTTGGTATGGACAATCCTCACAGGCAGCATTTTGCCATGCAGAGAGGAATGTCTGATCCTTCTTCTAGAAAGGGCGGCCTTGGTTCTAACAAAGGTGCAGCTAAATATGAGGACACTTCTGTTGAAGATAGGTCGGCAGCTAATTCTGATGGTAGGTATGGTTATTTTGACGAGGTAAACAAGCGTTACGTTCCTGCTTTTTTTGATGCTATGGATGGCGGTGGTTTCGACACTCGCGGTGATACTTTTAAGGGCGGTATTTTTAGCGGTATGCTAAATGATATAGGTGTAACTCCATATGGTTCTGAGATGGAGCGTGCTATGGTTAGCCCTAATACTTCACCTATTGTTCAGGCAGTAAATGCTGTTCCTCAAGGAATAACTAATGAGCAGCGCACAAGTGCAGCTATGGCAGAAGAGGCTAGGCAAAGAGGTTTATCTCAAGACGCAACAGATCCCAGAATGGGCATGACTCAAATGAGCAATATGGTTATGGGCGAAACTCCAATGCAGCAGCAGGCTATGCAACGTGCTTCTGCTGCACAAGCAGAACAGGTTAGAATGGCTGCTATAGTAGATGAAGCTAGAGGTTTAGCTGCTAGGTCTGGTTTAAATTTTGACACAATGCCACAAGAAAGGCAGGCAGAGTTTGTAAATGCTGTTAAGTTTGGCGTAGGTGGGCCTACTAGCGGTAGATTTTAATGCCACGAAAAGCTGAAAAAGCTATACGCAAAACAACTAAAGGTAAAGGGCGAAACTATCGAACAGTAAAAGAAGGTGCTGGCATGACCGCTAAAGGTGTTGCTGCACATAGAAGAAAAAACCCAAAGTCAAAATTAAAAACGGCGGTAACAAAAAAGAAAAATTTAACTGCAAAAGACAAGGCTCGTAAGAAGTCATTTTGCGCTAGGTCTAAAGGTTGGACAGGTGAACGTGGCAAAGCTGCTCGTAGAAGATGGAATTGTTAAATGGCTTTAACTAATTATACCGAACTAAAAGCTAGTATAGCTGATTTTCTAAACAGAGATGATTTAACGTCAGTTATACCTGATTTTATTACACTTGCTGAAACTGTTATGAATAGAGAGGTTAGACATTGGCGTATGGAAAAACGTGCTACTGCTGTTCTTAACTCTCAGTATACAGCACTGCCTACTGATTTTTTAGAGCCTATTCGTATGTCTTTAGACACTGCAAATACAAATACTTTAGAAATGGTTAACGCTTTTCAAATATCTAATTTAAGGGCGCAAAACCTTAATACAAGCGGTAGGCCAATAAACTTTGCTATACTCGATGGTAGTATTGAAGTATTTCCATCACCTGATGCTTCTTATACTTTAGAGCTGCTTTACTATGAGACTATTGATTCATTAAATGCACAAACGGCAACAAATTGGGTTTTAACTAATTACCCAGATGCTTATCTTTATGGTTCTTTAGTTCACTCTGCACCATATTTGCAGGAAGACACTCGTGCAAATACTTGGGCGGCATTGTATCAAAAGGCAATTAATGATATTAATTTGGAAAGTGAAAGATCAAAAACTAGCGGCTCTGGTCGCAGAATGAAGATAAGGAGTTACTAATGGCATTTATAGCAGACAGAGTTTTAGACAACGGTTTGACGGTTTTAGATACGGAAGCGTCAAGATTTGATATTTGCAGTCAGGAACCGACAACATACGCTTCTGCAACATCTACGCATACACTAGGCAACACAACCAGTATCAGCATTGGTGCGCCTGCGGATCGAACAGCTTCTGGCGGTGGTAGAAAAGTAACGCTTGCAGCTATTAGTGATGCTTCTGTGACAGGTACAGGCACGGCAACACATTTTGCAATAACAGATGTTTCAAACAGTAGGTTGTTAGTAACAGGTGCGTTGAACGCTTCACAGTCGGTTAATAGCGGAAACCAGTTTGACATATCTGCTTTAGATATTGGCATACCAGACCCATCATAGGTGATTAATGGTTAAAGTCGCAGATAGAGTAAAGGTCACAACGACTACGACAGGTACAGGCACAATAACGCTTGGCTCTGCGGTTACTGGTTTTAGGACATTTGCTAATGGCGGTATAAGCAATGGCGATAGTGTGCGTTACGTTATAGAAAGCGGAAATAGCTATGAAATTGGCACTGGCACATATACGCATTCTGGCACAACTCTAAGCAGAACCTTAACATCTAGTTCTACGGGTTCTTTATTAAATCTTACTGGAACATCAACGGTATTTATCACACTGGCATCGGCTGACTTTGATGAGCGTGCGGCTGTTCCAGTAGCTATGGCGATTGCGTTAGGATAGAATATGGCAAACACGTTTAAACGAAAACTAAGCAGAAATATCGGCACATCTGCAACGGCTATAGGTAGTTATACTGTAGGAGCTTCAACGCAAACAACTGTCATAGGGTTAACTTGTTCTAACAATACAACTACAGCCATAACGGTAAACGTAGCTTTGAATGACGGTTCTAATGATCACTTCATGGTTAAGACGGCAACGGTTCCAAGCGGTGGCTCATTGGTTGTTGTTGGTGGTGATCAAAAGGTTGTTTTAGAAACAAGCGATAGCGTTAAGGTTACCTCAAGTGCGGCTAATAGTTGTGATGCGATTATGAGTATATTGGAGATTACCTAATGGGTAAGTCACACGATATAGCTTCTGGTCAAGTATCTGGTCATGTTATTCAAACTGTTTATAATGAACATACAACTAGAACTGCTTACACTTCAGCAGATACACAACATGATTTATTTAGTGCGATTATTACACCTAAAAGTGCGACATCTAAAATACTTGTATCTATAAGTTTACAACATGGTACAAGTAGTGTTCAAAATGATTTTGGATTGCATTTAAAGCGTGGCTCTACACGCATAGGGGGTGGATCAAATGATCCTTCTAGAGGTGGAGCTAACTCTTGGTATTGTGGTGACGATCCTATTGGTGGATCAAGTGCAAATAACTGGAATTTGTTTACTGCGTCATGGCAATATTTAGATAGTCCAGCCACTACATCTGCCACTACATATACTGTTGGATTGTTCGTTCATAACTATTTTTACCTTAACAGAATGGCAGGAGGTAGTACTTTTGGGGGTTCGTCTTACATATCATTACAGGAGATAGCCCAATGAGTTCAGTATTAAAAGTAGATGTAGGATAAAAAATGGCTTATATTGGACAGTCACTAACTGAGGGAACGCGCAGAGCTTACACGTTCGTAGCGACTNCTGGGCAAACCACNTTNAATGCNGTTTNTGGNGTGGGTGCAGTTGACGTATATCAGAATGGAATATTGCTACAGCCATCAGACTATAATTCAAGTTCTGGTTCTTCAGTGGTGCTTGGCGTTGGTGCAGCGGTCAACGATGAAATAAC